GAACCCATGCCCTGCCCGTAATTTTGGGCAATAGCGGCATTTATAGCTTGGTTGCCCTGTAGGCCTTGGCCGAAGTTCTGGGCAATGGCTTGGTTGGCAAGCTGCTGGGCGCCCATGCCCTGACCGTAATTCTGAGCAATGGCCTGATTAGCCATCTGCTGGGCCTGCGCGGTTTGACCGAAGCCCTGTCCAAGGGCCTGATTATACAAATTGGCCGCGCCAAGGGCTTGTCCATAGCCCTGCTGATTGGCGGCAATATCAAGCCCGATGCCCTGCAAGGCAGCTTGGCTAACAAGGTCGTTTTGCTGCTGCTGCTGCTCACGCATGGCGTTATTCCAGGCTTCAGAGCCGGGCGTAATGCCTTGATTGGCAAGCTGTTGGGTAAGGGCGGCAGACTGCTGGGCAATCTGCGGCTGCAAACGGTTCATAATTGCCTGCTGGGCTGTCGTACCAGCATTGACCGGCATGGCCGCGACATTGGACAAATCTAGCCGAGACTGAAGATTGCCGTACGGGGAGGCATTGACGCCCTGAGCCTGTCCATAAGCCCCAGCGTTAATTCCCTGCGCTTGGCCGTAATCGGCAGCATTGATGCCCTGCGCCATGCCGTACTGGTCGGGGGCTACGCTGCCCGCCATGCCGTACATGCCCATGGCTGGGCCGTAATTGAGCGGCAATTCGGGGCCAGCGGACGTTTCAATGCCGGGGCCTGTGTACTGGAATGGCGTACCCATGATCTTCTGGGCGGTGCCAATGGCGCTTTCACCAAGGCCGGACAGCTTCTGCGTGATGCGCTGCTGGGCTTCCAGAGCGGCCTGAGATTCAGGGGTCAGCGTCTGGGTAACGGTAGGCTGAAGGTCGCCCGCGCGAGTAAACTGAGAAATGTCAGGGGGCGCGGCTGATGAAATAGGATTGCCATTTTCGTCAGTTTGGCCCTGCGTATTGCGCCAGTTCTGCATGGCCTGGTCATAGGCCTGCTGGTCAACGATAGGCGAAGACGAATAAGTGACCGTCTGCCTGCCGTAGGGGCTGATGATATTTGGGTTATTAAGGATTGCAGTCTTCTGGGCGGCTTCAACATTTGCCGCGCCCTGCTGAGTAGCGGACTGCTGGTAATTCGGTGCCGGGGGCGGACTAGGCTTTCCCATAACTTTCTCCTAAATACTTACAATCAGCCTTTTTCAGCGTGTACAAAACAATGTCGCCGTCTGGTGCTGCGTCAGTAATCCTTGCTTCTTCTATAAACCCAACTTTTTTCACAAATGAATTAATCTTTTCGTTTCCGCTACTTACGGGGGCTATGGCCTTTTCAATGCCGCAAGTAACAAATCCATATCTAAAGATTGCTCCCAAAAACTCCCTAGTAATCCGGCCCTTAATAGCCAAGTGAACTACTAGAGATTTACCATTCCAATTCTCATAAATGACTCCAGCCCTAATGCCGTTATCATCCTCAAATCCTATTGCAGTGCTGGTGTCCGGGCTAAAAGCGCCGTTCATCTGCATTGCCACCCATCGGCCCACTTCTGGCCCGCTAACTATACGCCCGCCCATCCGGTCTGATACACCACATCGGTTGAAGCCCATTGAATCTGTAGTCCGCTACTGGCCGTCTTCATCTGAAGACCGCCGCAATAGCCAATGCCCGTAATTCCAAGCCAAGTATTTTGAATTACTGGGTCCGCGCCCCAAATGGCAACGTCCCAAGTGCTTGTTAACCCATCCCAAACGCCATAAGTCGGTCCGCTAAAAGTTACCGGCGCCGTGGTGTCAGATGTATCAAAATCAATATTCATGCCGACGCTGATGGTCGGATTGCCATCGGAAAAGATGCTTGGCCGGGCGCGGGTAAAATACTTTTTAACGCCACGCGAGCCAAAGTAATTAAACGCTTGGAGCGTCTGAGTAGTTATGTTGCTGGTGTAATCAGTGTAATTGTCATTCCAGGCTTTGGCGACATAGCCATCAGAACCAAAATAAGGGTCGTCTTGATAGATTTCCCAGCAATACGCCGCCCAGCCAATAAACTGGCACCAAGACTTGGTAATGGTGTTCATGACATATTGTTGCTGCTGGCCGTCAGCCACAGGGATATTGATCCAGACAGCATTGTTTTTGGCCGTGTAAACGACTTGCCAACCGAAAGCCGCATGGTTGCCGCCATAATTGGTTGTGGCAGATGTAATGGCGCCCTGAATTTTATCAGACAAAGCCACGCGGGGATCTAGGCGGCTGGATTGCAAGGACGCAGCCAGAGGCATAAGGCCGTCATAGGTCAGAATCAGAAGGTCGCCCGCCCATTTCAACATACACCGATTGCCAACCGGGGAACCCAGCTTCCAAACGCCAATCAGGGACCAGGTAGCCGCGCTGGCGGGGTCCGTGCCACGATAAACGATGGTTTCGCCAATGCTGGTAATGAAAGCCAGGTTATCGTCAACACCATAACCGGCATCAATCGTCCATGTATCAAGATCGACAAGATGACCGCCAAATCTGGCGATGGAACTCATGTCAATGTACTGAGCCGCACCGCCAATCGAATTGGTCGGCAAATACCATGCCTTTAGCGTGTACTGTTCAATGAACCAAAGGCGGTTCTTGAACAGAGTAATGTTGCAAAGGGTAGATGATGTAACGCCGGTAATGGCCGGGTTGGTCCAGGTCGCGCCGTTGTAAAGCAGGGCCGAATCTGCGCCATTGACAGCCATGAGATAGCTGCCGCCAGCGGTAGTGATATTAACATATTCCCAGATGCCATTGGTCAGGCCGGTGACAACCGGAGCGCCAACCGCGCCGCCTGATGTAACATCATAGATTTTGCCCGCGTTGGTAACGGCAAACATCTTGCTGTTGTTGCCGTTATTATAGACCATCAAGGTTTGCACCTTGCCATCAAGGCCCGTGGCGTGTTTGGTATAACCGCCTCGCATGGTCAGGCTGCTGACAGTCGGGAACATATTAATGAGCGTTACGGCATCCGTAGGCTCCATGTTGGCAAGGCTATCACGCGCGTTCCAACCGCCCAGCGGGGCGGGTAGCGACTGAACTTGTGCCGCTGTACCCTGAACCATTGCGCGTGGGCTAAAAGTCATTTTAGTTCCCGTAGCCAGTGTCGGGAATATTGTCCCAGCCAATCAACACGGTGCCAGGGCGCGGGGCAAAAGACAGATTTGCCGCCGAAGTGTCCTGGGCAACAGACGTTTCAAATTCTTGCAGATAGTCACGGAACAGGGCCGTGGTATCAAAGCCCTTGGCCTGGAAATATTTGAGCTTGGTCGAAAGAACCATAAGCCGGTCAGGGTAAATGCAAGTGTCGTTGTCAGCCGTAAAACTGTTCTGCACGACACCCGTCGCAGACCGCGCCCAGCCCTTGCTGCGGTATTCAAAGCCAAGATATTCGTTCGTCGAATTACCCGGCCAAATCTGAAAATAGTTGCCGTACAAGCGCCAGCGGATACGCGGGCCGGTGCTGATAAAGCCACTCAAAAGCCATTCCCACTGCTGGGCGCTTTCTGGGCCGAGCATTTCCCAATGCTTGCTTTTGTCCCACTGTGTGCGCGGAACGATGCTGTCATAGTCTGCCGGAAGGTCGTATTTGACTTTCTGGAAATAGATTGTGCCGCCGGTCACAGCTTGGGCAGAATACTGCGAGATTGTGACCTGAGTGGCGGAATCCACGCTGGAAATAAACGTGGCATTGGGAAATCCGGTCCCAACAACCATGTAACTGGTATCAAGCCCGGCAGTGGACGGGATGTTGGTTATCTGCAACGAAGATGTAGTATAATTGCCAGTAGTCGTTGTATATTGCGTAAAGAAACTGTGCGGCATGGTTAGCTCGCGCCAGTCAGCTTTACGCAACAATTCATATCCAGAGGCGTTCATCAACGCCAAAATCTGGGTAACGTCCTGATTTGTATTGCCCGCTACCGTTGTCGGTGTTGGAATGCCTAGTTCATTGGTGACTTGTTGCACCAACTGAAGCATCGTCGTACTGGACATCTACATCTTCCTTGCGCGGCCTGCCGGGCTTACGCTGCGCCATAAGCAGGGCCATCTGAGCCTTTAATTCGTCAAGCTCACTGCGGGTCTTGGCAAGTTCCGAATCGCTTTCAACGCGGTTCTTGCGGACCAGATAAGCCCTAGCGCGTTCGCGCAGCCCAGCAGCACCCATTCCGATGCGCTGTAGCTGGGCGTCAGTCGCCGTGGCAACCTGTTCAACAGTCTGAAACTTGAGAATCTGCAATTCAGCCATCTGGTGATCGTTGAGTTCATCAGGGTTATCTGTATTCCACTGATCCAGCTTAGTTCCGACAACTTGGCCGTCGCTATTCTGGGACTGGAAATAAAGCCACTGACGAATAAACCGTTCCTTGTGATGTTCGCGAACGGGCTGCTCAATGATGTTAGTCTTATCGCCAGGAACCATAATCCTCACAAAAGGCGTGTCCTTAAACGGCGCCTTGTCATACATATAGAACTCCACGTGCAGGTGAGAATCGGCATTAGCGATATCGCTATCCAAAGGCATAAATACTCCTTTTAGGCGGTTAGAATTGCAGCCCAAGTCGTGGCGGACGGGGCAAAGAACAGGGCGGTCTTGGCAGTCGCCAGGCTGTAGCTGGAAGCACCGGCATTGATGGTGGAACCGCTGGCCGGATAGACGGTAATGGTCTGACCGCTATCGTTGCGAATGCCAACCAGAGCGCCAGCTTCAGTCGGGGGCAGCTTGACGCCCGTAGAAGCCGAAGAAGTGGTCAGAGTGTTAAACACAGCCGAAAGCTGCAGGGCGTCCGTGGCAGAAGAACCAGTGGCAACAAGACCGGTGGCGCCGTCGCCAGCGATAGAAATGGTCGCAAGCGGGGAATTGCCAGAAGCAAGGATTCGAGAGGGAATAGCCATAATTTTGTCCTTTATTTGATGTTTACAACGTAAAATGTTGCATAGGGACAGGCAGAGCCTTCATCCGTATGTTCGTATTTGATGTGATATTGAGAGAAATTGTCTCGCCACCACTCACTAGGGAAAACCGACAGATGAAGCGGGTGGCCGATCAACTGACCCATACTATCATCGAATAGGGCTATTTTGAAATAGCAACTATCGACACAATCCATAATATTTTTAATGACATCAGGGACATCGCCGGGGGCAATATGCTCCATAACGTCCGTGCAATAACCAATGTTTCCGCTGACGCCAATGGGCTTGGTCAGGTCAGCCACGGTAAATGGCAAGTCATTGCCTTCATCGCGGCAATTGTCAGCAAAATCAACAAGTTCTACAGCACACCGGGTCAGTTTGGCAATCTTTAATCCGCCCCTGCCGGTGCCGCAGCCAAAGTCAATAATGACATCTGTGAGCGCCGGATCGGCTATTTCTACAAATTGTTCAGCAAATAGCTCGCCAGGCGCGACATCTCGGTAAACGCTGGTCCCCCACAAAGCCTGATATTTCTCTATTTCCGCCATAGGCTTAGGCGGCTCAGACATGGCTTTAGCAATGGCGGGAAGAAGCCCGTGGCCGTGGACCTGAATGATCGCGTCCGCGTCCGCAAGCTGTTGGGCAGCGGTCTGGAACTCCATGGCCTGCCGGGCCATCCAGGGCGCCGCAATGTATTCCTTGCCGTTTACCCAATAGCCCTCGCGGGGGTCGGCATCGTTAGCTGGCTGGGCGTAGGCATGGCCTTCCCCGGCCATGGAATAGCTGGAATCAAAGCCGTAAAGGTGAATCGAGCGATAGCCCATGGCAAAAGCGATGCTCATGGCCTGTAAGCCAACCGTGGTCCCGCCGCCAATCAAGGCGCAAAGACGGTCACCAATGTAATCTTGAATGCCAGGATAGGCCGGATGCCAGATTGTGACGTCATGGCCGTTTAGGGCCTCAAAAACGCCGTCGCTGCATTGGGACGCGATCAGGTATTTGGTGGCCTTGTTGGGATAAATAAAACCCTGATTGTGCGCTCTGGCGTCCAAAAGCACAAAATAGTCAGGGGTTACGTCAACGCTGGATAGGGACGGCAAAGTTCCGTTTACGGCAAAAATAGCGTGTCCAGCGTCCTTATGACCGGCAATCATGGGGAGCAGCGGCTTCATAGAAGGGCCACCCCCCACAATTACAGCTACCCCGTCGTGCGGCTCTGAAAGCTGCAACCACGGAAGATCACGGGCAATGGCAGCAGTAATGTTGCCAAAAATCTCACGATCTTCCGTGTTGCACACAACGGGAATCGTATCGTCCAGGTTAGACGGTACGATCATTAGGTGGTCTGACCCTGCAGATGCGGACGATTGATCGACACAACAACGGTCGAAACAGTCGAGGCAACGGTAGCAAGGTTGGCCGAACGGGCGCCCAGCACCTGCTTACCCGACGCAGCCGTGGGCATAACGCGGCCCACAGTGGCAGACTGGTAAACCGGAACCTGGGCATTGACGGCCACGGCGGTCTTCTTGACAACCGCGAGGCCACCAATCTGATACCAGCCAAACAGACCGGCAGTGCAAGCCGACATAGCAACGGCCACCGGGGTCGCCTGGTTGGCCGTGTTGGCCGACAGGGTGGTCTGGTAAGTCGTGGCATTGTAGGTCACCAGCGAGCCAACCACCGTGTTGGCAACGCCAACAAGCAGAATGAACTCGCCTTCGCCGTAGGTAGGATCGAACGCGCGGCAAACCATGCCGAGAGTCGCCGGGGGCGTGGGAATGGCAGAAGTGCCATTCGCCATCGTCACGCCGGAGTCAGTATTCGCAATCTGGAGAAGACCAGCGCGATTTTCAGTAAAAGAATAAGCCATAGTTTTAACCCTTTAGTTAGACGGCATCAGGCATACAGAACGCCCTGGAACTGAGCGCCAGAGCAGGTCAGATTGCCTGCCCAGCCAATCAGCTTCACGATGGCGTCCTGGTTGACCGCCTGGCGCTCGCCGCCAATCGGAACAAAGTTGCGATCCACGTGCGGGCGGAACATCAGATACTTGGTGTTCAGGAACCACATATGGTTGGCAGTCGCGGCATTGCCGATACCACCGTCAAGCACAACGTCCGACGCCATACCGGCGCCATAGTACTTCAGCGAAGCAAAGCCAGCGCCAGCCATCGACGAACCGGAGTCCGAGATGCGCTGGATGGACTGCAACGACTGCAGATACAGGCGATAGTAGTTGTTGTCGGCCACGATCAGGTCAGGCTTGTCCGTACCACGGATCAGCTGCACAGCCACGGCATCCATGTACTGCTGGATGTTCGAGGCGGTAACAGCCGCACCGCCATTGGTAACGCCAGAATAGGCAACAGACTGCCAGAACGAGAACGACGCGCGGTTAATACCGCCGTAGGTGCCCGTCGAAGGCGAATCAGGGACCGCAGCGCCCAGGCCGGTAATGTTCTTACCGCTGTTGCCGGTGCCGTCCAGATAGATGTCGCCGCCGATACGGTTGGCAAGCTGGGCCTCCGCAACGTTCATACGACCATCCAGCAGGTCGATGATGGCTTCCTTGCCGGAGTTCTGGATCATTTCCAGACCGGAGATAGTCACCGCCGAGGCATACTGTGTGATAGAGAACTGAGCAGCCGAAATGGGGCTGTTCTGCGACACGTTCAGCACTTCATAGCCGCTATAGCTGTTGGTGTTGTTCGTGCTGGCATCATTATACATGATTTCCTGCAGGATGACGTTACCGCCGCTGAAGGTCTTCACATTACCGCGATCCTTCAAACGACGAAGAAGCGCATTGTTGTTAGTCACGTTGTCGGCCAGTTCACCACTGCGGCTCTGAATGTTGGTCGCAATGATGTCGCTGATCGAGCTATTGGCGAAAGCCATTGTTAAGCTCCTTTAAGTTGGTTGACATCAAAAGCGTTCATTAATGCTGTCGAATTGTTCGAGCAGCATGGAACGCCTATCTTGCGCTTTGGTCGTTGTTGTACGATTTCCGGGTGTGGAACTCTTAACGCTAACCGCTGCTGCCTTAGCCGCTTTCGCGGCCCGGTTGGCCGATTCCCTTTTAGCGGTTTCAGCTTCTGCCTGTGAGCGTTGCTGAATCTGCTGGTAAAGATCATCGTTAAGGCGAATAGCCTTTTCATAGGCTTCTTCTAGCGTACTAGCCACACCACTCTGTAGGAGCTGGATCATGGTAGGACGCGCTTCTTCAAAATGCTCTGCCTTAGTAGCAAAACTATTGATTTCACCCAGCAGAGCTTGGTTTTCAGCCTGTTCCTGCTGCTGTTTGAAATTCACAATTTCGCCCCGAACGCTGTTTAATTCGTTCTGGAGAGCATAATAATTTGGATCAACGGGGCCGCCCTGTGAGGCAACGCCCATATCACCCAAATCAATTCCGTACTGCCTAGCCAAATTGGCTAGGTAAGCCCGCTTCTGGTCGGGCGGGCTATAGCGAAGGGCGTGGTCGGCCTCCATAAGCGCCTTAATGGCGCGAGGGGCATCAATACCAAGGCCCTGAATAGTATTCATATAAGGCTGGATAGCCTCATTAATTTGGTCGGCAAACTGAGCCTTGGAACGCAGCGGCTCAATGCCAGCCCGCATTTCTTCTTCGCGCTTGTAGGCATATTCCTGCAAGCGGGGGTCAGCGGTATTCCAAACTTCGTGGTAATCGCGTTTCCAGCTAGACGGCGGGCGCTTCCAGACAGGTTCTTCTGCCGGTTCTTCAGCTTCCTGCGGTTCGTCTTTTGCTACAAACTTGCCATTTGAGGCGCGTGGGGGGTCGTCTTTTTCAGACGATGGAGTTTCAATTTCGTCAAACTGCTGGGCCAGCAATTCCTTGCGATCAGTAGCCTTTTCGTCTTCTGTAGTGATCTGATCTTGGGTGTCCAAGTTCATCGTCTCCTTAGTTGATCCAAAACTCTGTCGCATTCCCTATCGGTAACATTAAAAAGCTGTTCCCGAAGTATTTGCCTGCGTTTTTCCCTTGACATGGGTGTTGGAACCTTTGGTTCCATGTTTTCATTTCCCACTTCAAAGCAATTATGACGGCGCAAATGTTCTCTGTGATGAGAACGCGAAGTAATCATACTGCCGTCAACCATGCTTTTATATGGTTGAATGTCAAGCATTATTTGATGCTTTGCTTTGTTTGTCTTGTCGAGTTCTTCACGAACCCATATGAGTTCTTCATCCTGGTACTCAGCCAGCAAGCCTTTTTTGTCGTAAATAGCGCGGTATCTACTCATAAAAGCACCAACAAATCCTCATCTTCTATTTCCAAATATTCATTCCAAAGACGCTCAACGCGGTCTAAGTCTTTGATAAATTTGTCAAAATCAATGCTTGGCATTGTCTTTTGCTGTTTATTGTTTTTATTCTTGACTTTTACTTCAAAGCCAAAAACGAGTTCTTTGGCTACTTCTGGCTTTCCTTCAACTATTCTTTCGTAAGCGGCTACAATATCTTGCCGTTTACGGGCAACCCTTTGTATTTCCTCATCAAATAGCTTTTGCCGCTTTTTGATGTAATCGCCGTCATGGGTGTCATCAATGACAATAATGGGCGGCGGTACGAAAATTACATTGCCTACGGCGCCGCTGGCTTGAACGCCATTTAGCCCAATGGATGTTTCGCCCCGCGTTACGGTTCCAACCTGGCCGGTGGCAGAAGCGCCCGTTAGGGCAACCGTAACTCCTTCGCCTTCAGTACCCACGGCGCCCGTGGCTTGAACGCCGGTCAGGCCGATTGAAAGGGCGGGTATGACGTTGCCAGCCGATCCCGTGGCGGCGTTACCCGTCAAAGCAAACAAGGCAGAAGGCGTTATATTGCCCGTTGCCCCGGTAGCGGCATTGCCTGTCAGGGCAAACGAAATAGCCGCCAGGGGCGTTCCTACAGCTCCTGTGGCGGCATTTCCGGTGGTGGCGGTAGTATCAGACGGCGTGACGGTCCCGGCCGCCCCTGTGGCTCCATTGCCCGTCAGGGCAACAGTACGCGCACCTACGCCAACGCTGCCCGGCGATCCGGTAGCAGCGTTGCCCGTAATTGGGAGGCTATCCCAAAGGGCGCTATCCCATGTGCCAACGTCCCAGCCGCCCTGCGCCATTAGACTTAGGCAATGCGGATAAGGGCGTTGCTCGCATCATTGGTCGGCATGGTCAGCGTAAACGTCCCGGCAGTCACAGTCTGTGAGCCAAACGTATGAACCGAAATAGCCTTGTTGCTCTGAGTTGAGTTATAAATCAAAACACAATCAAAGGCTGTGGTCAGCGTAACCGTGGTATAGGTAATGCTGGCCGAAGGCGTCCAGTAACCAGTCGTGCCGCTTGTCGTGGGCGCCGTGGCATTGGTGACAGTCACGCCGCCCGCAGAATACCCGGCGCCCGAAACTTCGCCCGTGGCCGAATATGCCGTGGTCGCCGCATTGACGGTAGCCGACGCCAGATAAAGCGCGGCCTTCAGCGTGTCAGCCGCCGTCGTGGCTCGCGTTACAGTCGTGCCAAGGGCGTGGACCCCCGACAGAATTTCGCCCTTGAAGGACGTACACATTGCCTGAGTGTTACTCACGAAAAGCCTCCAATTTCAGATATAGAAATCATGGGCTTTTTAAGATGAACATGAACCGAACGATGAACCAACTCACCGCCGTCCCAATATTCAACCCATGAGGTTGTTTCATTGTCATTTTCTGTCTGGCCTTCACGCTTTTCCAAAAGCGCCTCGTCCATCATTCCCTTGGTTGTCGTAATCATTGCAAGGTTCCCGGCAAAACAGCTTGGACAGGTTCAACGCCAATCGCGCGGCCATCAGGCCCGCGCACAACGCGCTTGGGCGCATTAGCCGCCTGCAAAACATCATGCAGCTTCTGCATGGCTTCGCCGTGCATCATCGCCATGTTGTTATGAGCCTGGGCCATCTGGTCCATGGCCTGACGGACATTATCGCCAAGCTCTGTCGTAATAGTTTCGGCAGCAGCCTGCTGGGCCTCAATGGCCGGAATGTCCATGCCAGGGTTGGCGGCAATGCGGGCAACCATGATCTTGGTCGCCGCTTCCAACTCAGCCTTCCAGCGGTCAAACTGTTCCTGCGCGGCCAATTCCTGCATTTTAAGCTGGGCCTCATGCTGCTGGCGCTGTGTCTCTAGCTGGGCATTCATCTGAGCCTTCATCTGCTCAATCTGAACATCAGCCTGCATTCTGGCCTGCTGGCCCTGTGCATCAGCCTGAACCTTGGCCTGTTCCATCTGGGTCTGCGCCTGGATTTTCTGCATTTCAGGCGAAGGCTGCGGATTCATGGCCTTTTGCTGCGCTGCGGCAATCATTTGCTGAAGCGCTGCGTCAATCGTGCCTTCCATGACTTCAGCCTGTTTAAACCCGCCAATGCCAAACTTCATCATGTCCATGAGCAGCGGCACCATTTCAGGCGAAGCCTGGCCCGCCGGGACAGCTTCACGCATGAAATTGGAGAACGCATTCATAAACTCCATGCGGTCCTGCTTGTTCTGGTTTTCGTCAAGCTGAACAAGGCTATCCGCCGCAACCTGAATGCGGAACGAGCGCAGCGGGTTGTCCTGCATCAAAGCAAGGGCTTGCGGAATCATCTGCTGGTCGGCAGGGGACATTTGATCCGCAGCGGCAAATCTCAGGATAGTTTCTGGCTGGAACTTAGTGCAGATTATTTGCGCTTTGAGCCTGAGTAGCTCGCTCGCAAAGAGCGCAACGCTCTCCTGCATAGCTCGCAGTCGCAATCCAGCATATTGTCCTTTGAGCTGCTGGGCCGTGGCGGATTCAGAAGCCGCCCCAACGCCGCGCAAAATGTCTGAAATGCCAGTAATTTCATAAATCTGCCCCTTGATGTTGGCCTGTGCCTGGTAACAGTTAATGAGCGCGGAGGCCAAAGTCTCAATGGGCAGCAGGTCAATAGAACCCTTCAACCCACCCTTCTCGCTAAAGGCCATCCATTTATCGACGGGGACCAACGTATTGTTGTCGCCTTCTGTCAACAAACGCTGCAGTGCGGGCTGAGAAGCGTCATACACACCACGGACGCGCAGGGCTTTCACCAGACCGTCAATGCGGTCAGTCAGAATATCAAGCTCATTGGCCTGATCCTGATACAGAATAAAATCAGGGACCGGCACCAGACTGTCGCTGGTGGTCGTGGCATAAAGAGGCTTGGCGCACGGGAAAAAGCCTTCCAGATCAAGCGGGTCATCACGCTCGTCCAGAAGTTCCGGCCAGTTTTCCATGAGCCAGTAAACCTTGCCGGTTTCCTTGTCCCACAGTTCGCAAATCTTGGCCTTGTCGTTGGGCTTCTCACGCTGGCCGTACTTGGTCAGACCGTCCGGGCTGCTGTTAAACGGAATCTTCTTGGCGAGCTTCTTGCCAAACCGTTCCGTCACGGCATCCTTGGACATATAAACCCAACGCCAAACCTGGGTTACTTCTTCCCAAGTACGCGCGCTAGAATGTCCAAAATCGCGCCAATGAACGTAGTCTGTTGGGGCGCACTCGTAGTCGATTTCCTCAGGCTGTCCATCGTTTCCTGCGGTTTGGTTGTGGATGTCGCCCGACGCTTCGCGGGCTTCGCCTTCTTCGACGTCATCTGTGATTTGGAAGCCATCTTCTGGAATATCCTGCTGTTTGATATGCGGGTCATAGCGGACCCACGCCACGCCGCGCCCGCCAAGGAACCTGTCTTCCACGGCATGACGCATAGACGAACGGTAATCAGGGTAATGCTCAATTTCGTAATCCAATGCCCGCTGGATCAACAAAGACGCAACGCGCCCGACAGGATCATTGTCGCCAAAGCGCCGCGAAACATCAGCCTTGGGCAACCGGGCAAACACAGCCGGAACAAGCGTCTGAACATTCGACCAAAGAATGTTAAACCGCGCGGCGTCATTGGTCATGCCCGTGCCGGTATTCTGGTCATCCCGGTAACGGCGAATGATCTTGGTCGTGCGAGCTTCCCAACGCTTAAATTCAGAATTGTAAGTCGCAATACTGTTGAGCAGACGCTGAACAGTCGAATCAAACTTTTCCAAGGCCATGTTCTATTCCTTACTTATTCCTTGCCGAAATGGCCTTTGCTTTGGCACGGGCGTCTTCCTTGCTTGAGGCGCCCCAGGCTTTCAAGGCAAGAGCAAGCCGCGTGGGCTTGCCATCCTTTTCCATCGGCCCCGGCATATTGCCCATACGCGCCAGAAAAGACGCGCGACGCGGATTGTCACCAGCCTTGACGGGCGGCTTTAATGTGCCGCCAGTCTCAGCCTTGTACGAAGCCCGCCCCTTGGCATTCAATCCGCCCTTGGGATTCTTGCCTTCCTTGCGCGTCCAAGCAGCAGTCATTTGCCTTTGTCCTTCTTGGCTGTCTTGGCTGACTCTTTAAACGCTTCAGCCGTAGGCGCACCTGGGTCGCCTGGCTTACGCATATGCTCGCCAGACCCAGCCTTGATGCGCTCCTGCTTCGCCAGAATGTTGGCGTACAAGCCCGCCTTACGCACTGAAGATGCCCACGGCCATGACTTCAACGCCCGCGCCCGTGGTCACTTTCCACGCGCCATTTGCCGAAACAGCATTGAACTCAATGTTATAAACACCAACGCCGCCGCCCACGTTATTGGGCAACACGGTATGGGTCAGGATACCCGCGCCCGTGCCATCAACGATCTGAACCAAGCTCGTCGCCGCCGTGCTGACCGTGCAAATCAGACGATGCAGGTAATCACCCGCCGCGCCCGTGCCACCAAGCACCTGGGCCGTCTGTGACGCGGCAACGTGCTCATACGGATACCTATACGGATTGTTAACACCACTCATAATCTAGCCCTTCTCTTAGGTTTGTTTGCCGCCCACATATCATTCAATGTCGCCGTATTGCCGGGACCAACAATCAACGGACGGTCAAAAGCCACAATCTTTTTGGAATCCTCGCCACGCCACGCAATCGCCATCATGCGGAACGCATCTGCAGGATGCGAACAATTATGAACCAGCGCACCGTTTTGTAAGGAAAATTCTTCTGCGCCCGGCACTGTCAAGCACCAAACGTCAGAAGTTTCATTTAGATTTTTGACGTTCTCTATAACGAGCTGCCGCTTGCTTTTGACCGCCTCGGTTGCGATATGCTTTAACTTTGCAAGCGGATGAACAATATTTTTGAGCGTGCCCCGATTTGCGAACCAACGCATCAAACGTGTTTTTGCATTCAAGGCATTCTTTTGATTCACGCTTCCATTTTGTCCAACTTTTAGAACGCTCTGCATGGCGTTTGTGCCATAAACGTCCTGCGTCGGAACGATGCCATTCTGCTGCTGAAGTGCGAGCTTCTTGAGTGAATGTTCTTTTTGGTTGTCCAGCAAGCGTTTCGCGAAGATGTATTGCGGCAGGCAAGCATTCGAGATTTGAAAGCCTGTTGTTTGCGCGGTTGCTGTCTTTGTGATGAATATGGCATCCGTCTGGAATGACGCCAAAAGCCGCTTTCCAAACGTCTCGGTGCAAGTATTTGCCGCCGCGCTTAAAGTATTTATCGCTTTCCCAAATGCGGTATAAGCCACCGTCAAAATATTGGGTAATTGGGTCAAGGAAGATTGGATCACTGTACCCGGCGTTAGGTGTTCTGCGGATATCCACCCGAATTCCGTTTTGAATGCATGATCCGGCGTACATTTCACCATAAGACCGTCTTTGAACGTTACTTCCACAAGACGGGCATTTTTCCGCGTCACACGCGGATTGATGTATTGCTTCCAGCCACATGATGTCAGAACCTCTCCGCTATACGGTAGGTCTATCATCTGATACGTTCCGTAACGTGTCAATACCTTTGTGTCGCCTGTAAAGCACCAGTTATGCTTGGGCGTTGTGCGAAACGCCTTTTTGTCTTCATCAAACTCACGCTCATACTGGCGCAAAGCCTCAATGCCATCATGGCATTTCAATTCATCAAACCAGCACTTGGGCAGCGTCATACGAACAGCCTGTATGCCGTCCTGAACGCCAAGATCAGGCACCACGCCAATGTTTGCTAAGCCAAGAAACTCAGCCAACTGCTCAATGACAGACTTGCCCTGTGCAGCAAGTGTCTTAGCCCGCGCATCATGCGGCAGATAGTGCTTGCCGTAATGGTAAGGCTTTTCGAGAACAACCTTAGCAATATCAGAAATACCAGCACCGGAAACAGCGTAATAATCGATAATGTGTATTTCATTGCGGACCACCTGATACCACCAAATAGCGGTATCATCTCGATACCCCAAATCCCATGCCGTATATGTCGGAATGCTGGGATCATACGGCACCGCAGTAATGCGGCCCTGGTCAGACGCCTCCCGCATCTCAACGCCATAATACGCGCCCAGAATCGCAGCCTCAAAGCTGCACTCATATTCCTGCATATACTGGTCAGTCGTAATCTGCGCCTTGACAGCATCCAATTCAGACTGCGGCAGTATCCCGCTATCCGTCGCCGTAAGCCTCAAAAGAAACCATTCTTTGGGCGCTAACTTTGCCGTCTGGTAAATGTCCCAAAATTGGTTTTTACCTTTTGGAGTACCACCGAAAACGGCCCAACCCTGTTTATCAGAAAGCGTAGGGCGAATGACGTGACCCCATACAGAAGGTCGAAAATCGCCATACTCGTCCATAAAAATACCATCAAAACCCAAACCGCGCATAGCATCAGCATTGTCAGCACCGAAAAGACGAATGCGCGCATTATTGACAAGATCAATCTGCAATTCAGCTTCATTGGCAGCCTTTGTGATTGGTTTGCAGAAACGCTTCAGATAATCCCAGGCCACGCTCTTGGCCTGACTGCGGTACGGGGCTATGTACCCAAAAAGCGGGTTGTGCGTCTTGCAAGTAACCGCCGCCCGGATAATGTCATTGACCGCCGCTACAGTCTTGCCCGCCCGCCGATGCGCCACAAGGCAAGCCCAACGCTGCGTCCGGTTGTGAAACGGCATAAACGCATCACGCGGCGTATAGGCAATGGCTACTTCTTTTCTTGCCACGAAATAACCAGCTCCACAGGGCCTTCATCCGGGCCAGTTACCTCATTACGCGCCAGCTTCGGCACATGGTATTCAATCAAATCCGAAAAGCACATGAACGCGGCCCGTGGCCCGTCCTGCTCATACACTTCTTCAAGCCACTGGTTCAGACGCGCCGAGTTCCCATCAATGAAACTCGCAATCATCTCCTTGGCCTTCATCGTGGACTTGGCCTTGGCGCCAACCGGACGCCCACGGCCCCGGCTCGCCGTGTTGCCCTTCTCAAACTGCTTACCACGCGCCCTCATGTATCGTCCCGATCCATGTTCTTCATGGCCCTGGCAAGCTTCGGCCCCTTGTCAGCCGCGTTGAACTCCTTGGCTACCTTCACCGGCACGCCAACTTTCTTCGCAAACTTAGGGTCATGAGCAGCCGCAGCCATCATTCTGCGCTGCTTGTCAGATGTTGAAGGCATTTTGCACCAAATCTAAGTGAATTTGTGCCAAATATGCCCAGATTTGGGCCGAGAGTCAATATCTGGCGCCTGGACCGCCTGTTGAGCGCGGCGCAAGGTCCGATTTTGGATTTCCCGGCAAAATTTTGCGGGCAGGGCAAGATAACTCAACATTGGCCCGTTTGTGGGGGGGGCCTATGTTTAAAGCTACCCCACCCCGTCGAAGATTTTTTTGAGAATCGAACTCAAGTTTACGCTGTCAGCCATGCAATTTCAATGACTTACCGCAATGCAGCACGATTTCCCGTAATAGACGTTATACGCAAATCGGGCAAAAGCATAAACGAATCAATGGCATAGCATGACAGGCCCGGCGCCGGATCAAGGCAAGCGCAACCGCAAGGCGAGCTAGGCCATCGGCGAGCTGGGCGCTGGGCAGCTAGACGCGGGGCGGGCAGGGCCACAGCGCGGCCCGCTGGCAGGCATGGGGCGCGGGGCCATGGTATAACCGCCGGCCCTGCCGCACGGGCCAGCCTGCGGCCTTGCTAGGGCTTGGGCGGGGCCAATGCCATGGCAGCCTTGCCGGGCCATGCCTGGCCCCTGCTTTCCTGTTAGCCCTGCAGCATGGCCCGACAGCCAGCCAGCCAGCCGGACATCCGGACAGCCAAGGGACTACGTCCCCCTTGGCTGGTTTGTCCAGCTGCATTTTTTGCGCGGACAAAGCCGGACATTTCCGGACATACAAAGCCAAAAAAATAGAACATTCCGAGAACACACCCGGACATATGTTGCACTGCAACATTTGTCCAGCTTTGTCCATGTGGGGGGGCGGGCACTGAATGGCGATAGTCAATACCCCCTAATCTCTAGCGCCTTGCTAGAGATAACAGCCCCGCCCCTCGCAAAATAATTAGCGCAACCCCCTTGCCCCCCCTATTGACGCAAGCCGCTTGCCATGTATGATGAGGGGCACCTAATCAACGGAGGCAATCAATGAAATATCTTTTCGCAGCTTCAATTTATCTGCTTGTGATCGGCGGGTGCGCGCTCATGGTTGCATCTTATGTTGCGCCGCAATCTGCTTTTGTAACCCTTATGATGCGGTGAAGCCATGCGAAGCGACCACCTAGCCCTAGCAATCTGCTTTATCGGCTGTTTGGCGGTCCTGTTGGCCGCCGCAGCTGGATACTAGCCATGAAGCACCAAATCATCATTTGCGAGCGTCCCGACGGCGTGAAAGCCTACTTTTTCATGCTGGACGGCGAGGTGCGCCACAGCAGCTACGATCTGCCGGAACTTGAAGCATGGGCTTTGGGCTATGCCGGCAAGCCTGTGCCTGTGATGCCGGCACCTTGGCCTAAACCCTAACCTTGGAGAATAGCATAATGATTTACCCATTTTTGCAACGCCGCTATGACGGCACGTTTTGGACAGCTGGCCATACCGTTTGGGGCCTTTGCGCCGCTTTAAACCATGCAACAGACCCAGGCTTGTTCATGGACGACCGGGAGCATGGCAAAGCCCGTACTTATGCCCGCGCCATCCGAAACCGCATGAAGCGTCTGGGGCTGACATACGGCCAGGATTACCGCGAACTTTCCAACGGCATGGTTTGGCCCATGCGCCGCTTTCCGCACCACGTAACCCCGCTTACTTCCGCCTGATTCTCATTCCCCGCAGCGTTGCGGCGTTGCAGCCGGATACTAACTCTAACCTTTGGAGAAACACGCCATGACACCGAATGAACGCCACCAGCAGGACGCGTCTATTCAGTACGCCGCCTTGATGCATTACGCGCAGAAATGCCGTTATGCGGCCCAGGATGGCGGTAGCGCCATTGCCAGCCCGGAACAGCTAGAGGCATGGGCGGAACGTGCCGATACCTTGGCGAATGTTTATATGCGCCTTGCTCATTCAGCCGCCTAACCTTTCCAGCCTATGCCCCTGCTACTCGCGGGGGCATATACGGGAAAGACCCGGCAACCTAAACTTTGGAGCCTGCAAAATGCCCCTCCGCACTCGCACCCTGCCTTGCCCCTTTTGCGGGGCGGGCCTTGGCCTGGCTCATGTCATAGCCGGGCGGTATTACGTCGGCTGTGATAGCGATGAATGCAAGGTCAACCCGCAGACAGGCGGGGACAGTCTGAGCGAGGCATGGGCCAACTGGAACCGCCGCGCGCCGGAGCAAGCCCCGCAAGCCGGACAGTCAGCGCAGCCCGCTTGACTAGCCCGCCCGGCCATACTAAGCACAACAAAGACAATCCGCTTGACCCACGAAAGGATAGCCCGATGCAATGCTATATCCCGCCCCCGCCTCCTCGCACCTGGCGGTCATGTCTGGCCACTGGCGCGCGCATTGGCGTTTCGGCCCTAATTTTGGGCCTTGAGATTGCCGTGCTGTTTTTGCTTGGTTACGCGATCCATGCGGCTATTCAGCAGGTGCTTTGATGGCTGATGATCCGCAAAAGCCCGCCCGGCGCCACAAGGCCCCGCATGGCGAGTGCAAGCTGTGCGACCAGGAACGGGCCGCAAACAGCGACTTTCACCCCCCGCATGACGCATCGCCCCGCTGCGAGTCTGGCGGCTACACGCATTGCTCATGCGGCACTTGTTTTTGAGGAAAGAGTAAAACATGACCAAAGAAGCAATCCTAGAATATCTCAAAGGCATCGGCACAAAGGGCGGCAAGGCCGGGACCGGCGCGAGCAAGGACCGGCGCATTAGCTCTGGCGATCCCGATTTTTATAAAAAGCAAGCCGCAAAGCGTAAGCCTAAGCCCAAAAAGGCCAAGGCATGACCACGCAAAGGCTTAAACCTACGCCTTACGCCGTCCGCTGCCGGTGCGGCGCTCAATTGCCCAAAGGCGCCACCGCAAAATGGGACGCCAAGGACCGGCTCTGGTATGATTGCTACATTTGCCGTAAGCGCGAACAAGGAGATGAAAATGCTGCATCACGATAAAGACGCCAGGCGCATTCTTGCGGAATTGGCCGAGGGCTGTGCAACGCAGCAGGATTATGTCGATATGATCTGGGCGCAGCGTTACACGCAGCCCAGCCCCGCCGCGTCTGTGGGATGGCCGTATAAAGCAAGCAAGGGCGTAATTCAGGAAAGCAAGTTGAGGAAGGTCAAATGAAAGCCACTGATTTTCTAAGCCATGTCAGCCTGATCCTGCGCGAACGCGGCGAGGCGTATGGCGATATTCGCGAGAATATGCAGGACACGGCAAATCGCTGGAGCAGTACGCTGGGCTATAAAGTCACGCCGGAACAAGTCGCCCGGTGCATGGTAGATTTGAAGCTGGCGCGGCTGAATGCAACGCCCAGGCATCTGGACAGCTTGCAAGACATATGCGGCTATGTTGCGATCATTGCGGAACTAATCACGGATTAGTTATCGTTTAGCATCCATGAGCCATTTACGCCTTCGCGGATACGCAATGCGTCTTTGAGGTCTTTCAGGGCGCGGCGTATGCCGCGAGAGGCATTTTCCCTGTTGCCTTTGGTGATAAACGTAGCGGCTTGGCGCATCTTTTCTTCCAGCACTTGCCCGCCATTGGCTTCTGTCAGCATTTGCATAATGAGCTTGTCGTATTTGCTGCCAAGGGCATTTTCTCGTACCTTTGCCACTTCATCGTTAAAGTTTGCGACAAGGCTGGATATTTCTTCGTTTTCTTCGTCCTTGCCGACAACGCGGCGTTCAAGCTCAAAATACAGGCCCCTAACCTTGTCGCCGTCTTTTTGCTTGGTCACTTCGAGGCGGGCGTTCATGGCTTCTGGATCGGTGCGAAAGCAGCCTAGCAGGAAATCGACGTTGGCCGTGATGGCGCTCGAACCACGGGGCCGTTCGCTGGCGCTATGGCCGCTGTGGTGGATGACGATAACTGTGGCGTGAAAAGGCTCGCGGATTTCGCTGTTTATCATGCGAAGATATGTGGCGATGTCGCTGGAGCTGTTTTCATCCCCGGCAAAGGTTTGGGAAAGCGTGTCGATCACGATCAGCTTGGGGATTTCCGGCAAGGCTATGATGGACTGCCGCAAAGCGGCTATTTCCTCGCGGGCGGATAGCAAAATAGGGATGGTGCAGACGCGGAAATTGCTGGGCGGCTCCACGCCATTCTGCCAGGCTATAATGCGTTTATAGATGCCCGCCCCGCCTTCTGCAGCCATGTAGCAGACGGGGCCTGTTTCGGTCTTGCGGCCTGTCCATGAGAGGCCATTGGCGACTGACAGGCAAAGGTCCAGGGCAAGGAATGATTTAAATGTGCCAGAGGCGCCGAAAATCATGCCCATGCTATCGGCAGGGATCAGGTTTTTAACGAGCCAGCGAATATTCTTGGTGCTTTCGCCCAATTCAGGGACCGTGCGCCAGTAATGGGCAAGGTCTAAAGGTGCTTCCGGCTTGGGCTGGTATTTCTCAGCCCCTTGCACCATGCGGACCAGCTCAGGGCCGAATCGGTCCCGCCAACGGTCCAGCTCTGGGCCTTCCTGCTCTGGCTTGGAGGCCAGCATGATCGAGCGCAGGACGTTGACCGTGGCGCCAGGCTTGAGGCCGCTGGCGATCATGGACGCCGACAGCTTCATAAGCGGGTCGTGGTAAGACCGCTGCTCAAGGTTAGGGTTAATCAGGGATTTGATAAGGTCAACGGCATCGCCCGTGCCTTCCGGCTTGGGCTTGGGGGCGGACAGACCGGCTTTGATTGCGTCCAGGTCTAGGCCGAAGGTCGCAACGGCGTCGGATAAGCTATAGACTTCGTTCAGATGGCAGAACAGGGCGCGGACGGTCCAGATGCCACTATCCCGGCGCTTTGTGTTGGAGCCTAGCAGGCGCCCGTATCGGACGCAGTTATTGCCTGATGGATCGGCGTTAATCAGGCCACTTGCCGCCATGGCGTGAAGCACGGCATCAATAAGGGGTAGGTTGCGGGTATCGGGGTCTTCAGGGTCTAGAATGATTCCAATCTGATACTTGCCGGGGCTGGTTTCCAAGGCATAGCTGGACGCGCCGTTGAGGGATTTTAGATCGGCATCATCGGCCAGCAAGACGGCAAGGCGCCCGAAGCACTCTTTAGACCGGCGCTTTTGCCCCTCGCGGGCATACATGACGCTGACGCAATAGTAATTATTGTCTTCCGTGCGCTGGTCTATGATGGTCTTTTGCGGACCAGTACCGGCCCAGGATGTGCCAGCCCAGACCTGAGGCGCGGCCTCGCTGGGGTCGCTGGCAAACGATGTTGTCCAGCCATAATCGTCCTTTAGCCTGCCGTACACGGCAGACAAGAACTCAGAGTTACGCATTTTAGCGCCCTATTTGATGATGATGCCGGAAATGTCTTTGAGCGTTATATTGATGTTTCGGGCTAGGGCGTGGTTTAAGAGCGTGATCCAGTATTTCTGGGGTATCTGTCCGGCTGTACCAGTTTCAACGAGCCACCGGCTGACGGTGCTAGGCGTAAGGTCTAGGATTTTGGCTGTTTTCATTACGCCGCCAAGGCGGCGCACAATAGTATAGGCGGGTTCGCACCTGCCTTTGATGTAAGCCATAACAAGTCCCTATCAGTAGTGATTTGCGGAATATGCACTAAAGGGAATCGGGCGCAAGATAAATGTTGTAAAAAAAACATCTTGTTTTTTGTGCAAGGCCCATGGTAGCCAATCGGACCCGATTTGGAGAAGCCCATGATGTCGAATAGTGAGGCCGAACTTGAGCATCTGGCTCAAGAATGGTTTAATGTAAAGGCAAGAGAGCGCAAGGCTAATGCGAAACGCCTTGCGATTGAAAGCCAAATATTGAAGTTGGCGCCAGCGCGTGAGGAAGGTTCTTCCAGTCTAACGCTGCCTAACGGCGTCCGAATTCATGCTACTGGCAAGCTGTCTTATAAGGTTGATTTGGATAAGCTGTTGGAATTAACGGCTAATTGGCCCAAAGAACAAAAGCCAATAAAGGTCGAAACCATGCCCGACGAAGCCGCATTGAAATTCTATCGCGCAAACCGGCCCGATTTGTGGCGCAAATTAGCAGATGCGGTAACCGTGAAACCCCTGAAAACCAGCATAACTATTGAGGAGCCGGACGATGGCGTTTGATCTAAAGAGCATACGCAAGAATGATGCCATGGCCGCCCCCAGGATCATGGTCTATGGCGTCGAGGGTATTGGCAAATCAACCTTTGGTGCTGGTTCGCCCAATCCCGTCTATATCTTGACTGAGGACGGTCTTGGCTCGCTGGATGTCAACCATTTCCCGCTGGCAAC